CACCGCTTTTATTCGCGAAGATTGACATTGCCGACAATGAACCATCTCTTGAGATAGTTGATAAGGATGATGTCGATGTTATCGAGGAAGAGGGTGTAGATGAGGATGAGTTAACTCAGCCTGAAGCTGCACCATCTGAGGTAGAAGAGGAAGAGGATGATCTTCCTGACTTCGAGGAAGAAGATAGCGGTGAAGAAATAGAATACTATAAGGTTACTAAGGATGATGGAACCACTGATGTTATAGAGGTGTCAGGGATTCCACCGGAAAGGGAAGCCTTACTTAAAAGACTGCGTGAGCAGTACGACACCGTCGAGAAGACCGTTGAACCGTCTGATGATCAAGATGAGAATTCGGAAGGTGACGGGTTCAAAGTAGATGCCAACATACCTGGCAACCCGAAAGCCCCATCAGGATGGCTTATCAAAGGTAAGGATAAGATAGCCGTAATGGCGATGGACGACGAATCAGATGATGAGGCCTTAGACAGAGTGTCTAAGGAGCATCCTGGTTATAAAGTCATCAAGGGAGCTACGGAACCATCTGTTTAATTCAGGTGATCAAGTGCAACGGGATATAATTCACAGCGATACAAAGTTTATCATCGACAGTGGAGTCAATACTGTCGATCATTTTGGAGGTGTTCCAGATGTCCAAGCATGTTAAGTCGGACATCGGTCAGACTGAGCTAGAGCGAATTAACTCCGAGTGGGAGTCAACAACTCGCAAACTACGTTCTTCACGTCTAATTAATGGAATGCTAGCAGGTGGCGCTGAAATGCGTCAAGATGATAATTTTCCTAAGAAGCAGGCTCGACAGATGTATCGTGCACAGATGGATGCGCACAACGGTTCTGACGATATCTGGCCAACTAGGCTAGGTTATAAGTTACTAGAACCTGGCGACCAAGCGAGAGAGAGACGTCAACAGTTAACTTCAATGATTAACAAGCACATTAAGCATTCGCCTGATGTAATTGCTCAGCATCTTGAAGAATTCAACAAGGACATCTTTACCTCGAGAGGCGCTATGGATGTTGAGAAATACATCGAACGTTTCCTTCCGTACGTCGATTACAAATTTGAGCCTCTAGATCCTCAGGTTGAGGATCTGTTCGTTGAGTGTTGTGTAAGAGTTTTCAATAGGTTTGAAGATTCGATGGGCGGGGTAATTACGCCGCTAAGCAACTACATGGAGTGGGTTTCGCAGTTTGCACCCGGTGCTAACTCTGGATCTCCGCTTTATGAGTCGCTCACGAAAGAACAGTGGGCTAACCAGTATATACCTGACATGATGGAAGAGTTAATTGCAATTTGTGCAGGCAACAAACCAGAAGGTCATTACTCCAACAGAGAGTACGTGATGTTCGCAAGAACACCTGATCGTCCTATCCATGGAGTTCATATGCTTGGAAAGGCTGCCGGTTCCTTCTTAAATTATGATCTTACTCAACGTCTAGGTGTTTCAGGCACAATTCCGATGTCCTGGACAAGTCTAGAGGAGATGTTTGAGGATGGAAGTCGTTTAATGGCTAATGTTGAGACAACAATCCATGAGGATTTTAGCCGTTATGATTCTAGGATTAATGAAGCCTTAAATCGTGCGGTTCTCAAGGCCTTTGACGAGAGTCGTTTCCTTCGTAACGACCCTGCAAGACGTAATGTCTATAGGTATCTGCTCGAAGAAATGTGTAGTCCAACAGATATACGTATCTCAAATGATGTCCTGATGAAGATGAGAGGCTCGCTCTACAGCGGAACTCCTATTACTCAGATACATGGTAGTATTATACATGCCGCTTATCTTGAGTGTCTTCGTGAATCTTATGGTGTAGGTATCCACGATTATCGGATTCTGTCCGATGACGGGATGACATACTATGAGGGAAATAAGGCATCTGCTGAACGTGATCTCAAAGACCATTTCATCCCATTCGCTGCCGAATTAAATTTGGTAATGAATGACAAGAAGAGTTACATTGCTGACCTAACGCGGAAGAAAGTTATGCTTAATTCCAACGGTGAGAAGCTAATACGGCACGATGTCGGTCCGTATTTGTCGAAGTTTATTCAGCGTGACGCTGATGAGTCCTTCGGGAATCTGACGCGTTTAACGCGTTCCCTTCTCGGGAAAGAACGAGAGACAGAACGAGACACTGAACTTATGCTGTTTCAGCTCTTACCAGGTTTGCGTTCCACTGCCAAAGGCGATAGAAATTTGATGCGGGGTTGGGTGCAAGACTTCTGGCGTATGCTTGAAGTTATGGCTCAGATCCGTCCTGGATATCCACGTCGTAGAGAGTTTATCAAGACGATCGTGGGGCTGTATGGAAACTTTTGGAATAGATTTGACATTTTGGTCAAAGCCGCTGCTTCGACTGGTGATGTTCTGTTTGACACACCAACTGTTCGAGGCGGGGGTACATCCGAAAAGGGTACGGTACGTTGGCTCGTTGCGTATCTCATGGAATATAGAGAAACTGGTAAATGGCCACTATGAGGTACGATTCTTAGGATCGTCAATCTATATTGTTGAAAAGAGTTTTCAGTAACGACTACAGTTTTATATTAAGTTATATTTGGAACACATGGTCGCATTGTGTGTATAGAATGTATTACGCAATTTTGT